CGGAGATGGAGGCTGCCAACAAGAGTCTCAAGACCGCTCGCAAGGGGCAAACCCTGAGCACCATCGGTACTGGCGCATCGATGGGCGCCATGTTGGGCATGGCGGGTTCACTCGGTGGCCCTCTGGGCGCACTGGCAGGTGCTGGGGTTGGTTTTCTGGCAGACAGCTTGTTTTAAGGAGGCATGATGAGCGTATCGGGATTGGCGGAAGGTTTTCTGGCTGGCTTCAACACCATGGACCGCTACCAGCGGGGCCAGAAAGAGGACGCTCGGCAAGAGCGCGAGTTGGGGCTGCGCGATGCAATGGTGAAGCAGAACAAGGAGAACTCAGATCGCGACTTCTCTCTTCGGAAGGCCACTTTTGACAACTCGGTTGAGCAACAGAAAACAGCCAAGGAGCAATGGGGGCAGGAGTTTGACCTCAAAAAGAAAGAGGCGGGTAGCCTGCGGGATTACCGCAATGCCAACTTGGTGCTCGCTCAGGCTGCGGAGGGGAGGGCCAAACAAGAGAGTGACTGGCTGGTAAGTGAGAGAGTAAACCAAAAGCTTCTTGAGGATAGCCTGCCATTGATTGACTCTGCATTCCAAGCGAGATTAAGGGGCGAGGCGGATCCGGCAGGGTATGTTGACCTGATGAAGAACAAGGAGTTCCAGAAGGGCGGAGCCCTCTACCGGTTCAATTTTGACCGATACAGTGATAATCAGCACCTTCAGGACGCTCGGCAAATCGTGCCGCAAATTTCTGGCCTGATGAAGGATATCGACTCTGGGAAATTGAGTTGGGAAAATGAGGATGATCAGCGAGCCATTGTCCAACGCATCAACTCGTCGAAAATAATTGGCCCATTAAATACCATCTTGGAGCAGGAGGTTAAGCGCGGTATTGGCGAGGTCGATGCGGCATCTGGTAAAAAAATCACAGATAAAGAGCTGACGCATGTCATTCCAACTCAAGATGGGCGCGGTGTCATGTATGGACTGAAGGTAACTTATGCTGACGGCAGCACTGCTGATAGCGTAGTGACCGAAGGTCGAAGCACGCAGCCAGGCGATCCGGTTAAAGTCTCAAAATGGGGGGATCTGATAAAGACGGTGTACCAGCGTAGCCAGATGTACCATCAGCTTAGTGGGGCAGGGCAAAACCGCGAGACACTAAACCGTGTTGGTCAGAACCTTGGCTTAGCCCAACAAGCTGACTTGAAAGGTCATAAGCAGGCGAGTGTTGACTTGATCAAGGAGCTCAACAAAAACGTAGCAAAAGTTCTCTCCAGTGATGCAGTGGGCAGTCTGGAAGAGAGGCAAGCACAAGCCAAACAACTACTCGCAAGTTACGAAGAAAACCAAGCCAAAATAGACAGCATCTATGGCGTCAGCAATGGTGCAGCGCCGGATGAATCATCTGGTGTCAATCCTGAGCAGTGGAGCCAGGGCAACCCTGAACGCCAGCAGTTTATGAGGGAGGCTGAGCAGGGGGGGTGGCTTGGCAGCTATCTTGAAAGCCCGGAAAAAATGGACGGTGCCTTTGCGTTATGGCGCCAAGCTGTTGCGAAAGAGGAGGCAGCCAAGCAAGCGGCGGCATCTGCTGAGAGGATTCGTGAAATTGAAGGGCCGAAAGAACCACAGCGGCCTAGCATTGCGCAAGCCAGACAGCTGGCGAGCGCCAATATGGCCACAGGTTCAGGAAAACCGCCCCAGCCATACGGCAAACCAGTTGACGTCATGGGTTTAATCAAGGCTCACAACCAAAGTAACGCTGACAAGCAGGCTTCTGACGGTTACGGATTGTACCAGCATGGTTACAAGTAATCGGTTTGCTCGGTTGCGGAGCCTATCAGGCGATGAGTTTGGCTCAAGCAAGGAGGTAAGGCAGGCCGGGGCTCCCCGGCCTTTGGTTATTTATCCTGGTTGCCGCTCATTGCGTCATCGAAGAGTTTGTTGATGACCGCCTTAATCTCTTCGTAGCTGGCTTGTTGAGGGGTGTCCCCACGATTAATCGCGTCTTGGAGTATCTGCACGATTTCCGAGTTCATTGATCGGCCATTCTTCCTCGCGCGCTCCTGAATTTTAATTTTTAAATCATCAGGCAACCTGACTCCAAGCGGGGCGATATTGCTTGCTCCTTTCATGCGTGACCTCTGGCAAAAAAAATATCTACATAATGTAGCAATTTCTCACTTGACTGAATAGCTACATGATGTAGAGTTTGTGTCTACATGGTGTAGGTATTGGAGCGACGATGAAGACGAGCAGCATCCCGCCATTTGGCGTTCGGATGGAAAAAGAACTGAAAGACTTGCTGGCCAAGCAGGCAAGGAAAAATGGGAGATCTCTTAACTCTGAAGTGGTCCAGATCCTGAAAGAGGCACTTAAGTATGAAGAGAAAGATGTGTGAGGGTGTAAATGGCTCGGCCCCGGCGGGTGCAACCGCCAAGGCCGAAGGATGTAAATCAAACCAAGTTGAGGACCTGTGTATGAATTTACACGAGAAGTGTAACGCTTCTGATACTGACAGCCAAGTGGCGCTGATCCCGGTTAACCAGAGCCAGGTCGGTGATGATCTGGTGCAGACCGTCAATGCTCGCGAGCTTCATGCCTTTCTGGAGGTTGGGAAGGTGTTTGCCGCCTGGATCCAAGAGCGCATAGAGCAGTTTGGCTTCGTTGAAAATCAAGACTTTATAGTTATTTCCGAAACTGGAAAAAACCCTAAAGGTGGGCGACCTAGCAAGGAATACTTCCTCGCACTGGACATGGCCAAAGAACTGTCCATGGTTGAGCGCAACGCGAAGGGGAAGCAGGCTCGCCAATACTTTATCCAGTGCGAGCGCGTGGCAAAGTCACCGAACAACAACCCCATGCTGGTCGCTTCCACCATGAATAGCGATCAACTGGCCCTGTTGATGGGGGAGGTTAAGCGGCGTGAAGCGGTGCAGCGTGAGCGAGACGAGGCGATCCGCACCAAGGCTTGCATCTCCAGCAGCCGAGAGGCGTCCGTAATGGCCAAGCTGGGCCATACCAAACGTGAGAACGAAGCGCTCAAAGAGCAATTGGGAGTTGGCACCAAGCACAAGAGCGTGAAGGGTGCAGGGCTGGAGCAGTTCTATATCGATGAGGGTGGCAACCGACGCCAGACCGCCAACCGGCTCAAGAAGATTGCGCTGGAGATGGGATTGGCTGGCGACATCATCGACATTGAAGACCCTAACTACGGCACGGTGAAGGCGTATCCGGTCAGTGTGATAGAGCGTTTCAAGCTGGAGGTGGCGGCATGAGTGCAACCCAACTGCAAGACGAGCTGACCGCCTTGCTCGGCGATCTGGATGCTATTGACCTGACCCCAGAGGATCGCAGGCTGATTGCCAATCGGATTGAGCGCATGATGCCGGTTGAATATTCACCCGCCCAGCGTTAGCATCTCTCCATCGTCGGTCAGTCTGCATGCTGATCGCCCCATCTCAAAAGCCCCGAACGGTTCGCCGCTCGGGGCTTTTCTTTTGAATACAGCCGAGGCCACTCGAATGGACAAGTACAGTCTCCGTGACGCATCCCTGCCACAACCGCTGCAATCTGACTCTCGAGGAAAGCAGTTCTGGGATGGCATCAACAGTCAGCTTTCATCACCGCCCGCAGCTGCGGCCCCAAAGCGAGACCTCGACACAGAATGGAGCGATTATCCCAAGGCGGTAGGCGCTGGCGCGTTGGAGCTGGTCGGTGGCATTGGTGAGTTAGCGCGGGGCGTGATAAGTCACGGGAAAGAGAATGGGGGGAAGACTGCTTGGGGGAATGTTGCCTCTGCGATCACCCCCTTGATGAAAGGGGTTGCGGCAACAGGGGATTTAGCTCAATCCGGCGCGGATGCCTTGAACGAGAGTATGAGTGCTGACGCCAAGGAGGCACTGGGACGCCGACTGGTCGATGAAACGCCAGAAGGCCGGTTGACCCTGGGGGATGGCGCAGGGGATATCGATGTCTGGGCGATGAAAATGGCGCAGGGCGTTGGCTCTTTGCTACCGACACTCGCCGCTGGCGGGGTGACTGGGGTGGCCGCCAAAGCCTCTATCGGCCGGGCTGTCACTGCATCCATGGTCAAGCGTGGCGCGACCCAGGAGGTAGCCGAAGCGGTTGCCGCCAAGGCCGTGTCCAAAATTGCCACCGGCGCCGCCGTCACCACTGGTACGACCGGGTCAGTCGGCAGTGCGGGGGTGAACACTCGTGACACCGTGCTGGGCATGAGCTTTGACGAGCTGGCGGCCAGCGACACCTTCCGCCAGTCGTTTACTCGCATCGACCAGGATCAGCAGACCGCCCATCTCTCTGATGAGGAAAAGCTGGGGCTGGCCCGTGAGGAAACGGCCAACTTGGCCAGCCGAGCCACTATGAGCGACGCCAAGGTGTGGGGAGCTGCCGCCATGGGCTCCATGATGGGCGACGCCATGCTGTTCAAGATGCTGGCTGGCAAGGCGGCCACCGGTGGAGTGCTGAAAGGTGCTGCCAAGGGGGCGGCAGGTGAGGGTATCAGCGAAACCCTGGAGGAGGGGGTGCAGCAATACGCCGTCAACGAATCCCTCAACGAGGTGGCCGCCGCTGATATCGACCCGATGAAGGGGGTCATGTCGAGCGCGATCGAGGGCGGCTTGATAGGGATGGGGACAGGTGGTGCGGTAGGTGCTGTCGGTGGGGCGCGAGGCGGTAAGCATGCCAGCCAGGAAGATGGCGTTGGGACCGATCCGGTTTCAGAACCTTCCGCGCCGGTGACGGAGGGCGCTGCTGGTCCGGCAGTGGATCCGAACTTTGCTTCTGTTCCACTGGAAGAAGGCGAGCAGGCGCCCTCCGCCTCGCAGGCCGAGGGGGAGCTGAATCCGCTCGGCCCCAGCGCAAGCCAGTTCCCCGGTGTGTTTGAACGTGATCAGCGCGGTATCTTGCGCGTGAAGGGTGATGTTGATGTGCTGGCGTCATGGGCCGAGCAGGCCGATATGCCCTACATCACCGATGGTGATGGCATTGCAATCCCCGCCAAATATGCCAAGCAGGCAGAAAAGGCGATCAAAGGTTACCGGCCGGTTGCAGCTGAGCCGATGGCAGAGGCAGCGCCTGCCGACATGCTTACGTTCAGCCAGGTTGACCCCATTGAGCATGAGCCCGCGATAAAGCGGCAAGGGTTCGTCATGCGCAATGGCGATGGTCAATCGACTGGGGAGCCGGAGCCCTATGTCCGCCCGCAATCAGGGGATGAGCTGCTGTATGAATCAAGTGCCAACTGGCAGGCTGGTCAGCCACATGCCGAGTCAGCACCAGTAGATCTGGAAGCGCTGCGCAAAGAGAGCGCCCAGCGCTGGCGCGACGGCAACAAGCCAGAGGCGGGCACGCCGGTTCGCACTGAGGAAGACACCGAGCAGGCGCTGAACGCATTGCGGGCCGAGGGGGTGAATGGCTGGGCCGGCCGACAAGATCCCAAGCTGGATATGCCGAAGGGCCAGGAGTTTATCCCGCATGGCCCCCAAGCCGGGTTGCCGGCGGTCGTGGGTGATGGGGTACAACAGGCGGCCGGTAAAGCCAAGGGGCTCCCGCTATCCGATACCATCTTTGCAGGCGGCCCGAGCCACGGCGGCCAGGCGGATAATACCAACTATGCCCGTCCTCACCTGTCCCGCGATCAGGTTGACAGCACCCTGGGGGAGGAGTCCATTCGGGATCCGCGCTCCCCAGTCAGGCAGTCCATCGCCAAGGCTGGCAGCGCCACAGATAGCGTGTTTGGCCCGCTCAAGTCGTTGCGCATCACCCGCAAGGGCAAGCCCTTTGCCACCGAGAAAGAGGCGGCCATGGCCAGCCGCAAGGATCAGGAAATGCCGGTGCCGCTCAATGGTGGCGGCTTTGGGGTAGCGGCTATCGGTGAGGTGCAACAGGCCCAAGCGCAGCAGGGCGCAGTCAAGCAACCGTCAAGCAATTCGGCCCAGCAGGATCGCCAAGACGGAAAGACTGAGATCGCGCAAAATGGCATGGTGATCGTTCATGGTTCCGGCAATCCAGGCATGAGCGAGCAGGATATTCAGATTGTCCGCGCAAGTGGTCAGAAGCAGGGCAAAAAGGGCCGTGTCTATGGTGGCTTCTATGGCACCAGCGAGCAGGACGCGCACCAAGCGCAAGCCTACGCCGATATGATGGGCGGCACGCCCACCCTGTACGATGTCAAGATTAAGCCTGGCACCAAGGTGTTGCACAAGCAGGGGGATATTACCCGCCTTTCTGAAAGCTACATCAACGAGTTGGTGAGTCAGGGATATGGTGTGGTCACCGGCACCGACCCGCGCGGCCAGACAGAGCATGTAGTTATCGACAAAAGCGCCGTAGCAAGCATGGCCCCGCGCGGCGCGCAAGCAACCCCGTCCCAAGTCAACGACACGAATGTCGCTTACATAAGGCAACCATCTGATCAGCCAGCTGCAAGCGTAAGCGCTGAAACAGTTCCGGCGCCGTCTGCCACCGCGGGCGAGGCCAGCCAACTAGCACCAGCCATCGATACCGGATACCGCGAGGTGATCCCCGTCAAGCAACCCAAGACAGAGGTGAGCAATGAGCCAGTTACCACAGTACCTGCAATCAGCAGTGAAGGACAACGCGATCAGCCTGGCGCAGGCGAACCGGCTGCAGCAGGCGCTGGACCAGCCGTTGCCGGACTCACCGACCGAGCTGGATCCGGAGATCGGGCAGATCTCGCTGCGCCTGCACCTGTACCTGATGGACAGCAGCAAGATGACCAAACACTGACAGCCCCGGCCACAGATGCCGGGGTTGCTGTTTCTGAGGTGGCGCAACCAGATCCGGTAGTGCCTGCACCTGTCGCCGCACCTACGCCATGGGCAGAGGCCATTGATAACCCGGATGGAACCATCACCTTGAAAGGTGATGTGCCGCTCATCAAGCAGTGGGCCAAGGATAGCGGCGTAAAGGCGATCCCGGGCAAGGGTGGCCTGGTAGTGTCCACGACTTCGGTAGCGAAGGTGCGACAGCTCACCACGCCTGCCACCAGTGAACCGGTGCGGCAGATTGAAGCGGCCCGCGCCGAGATAGCGCCGGAGCCCACCGAAGCACAGAAGGAAGCGGGGAACTACAAGAAGGGGCACATCAAGCTGCAGGGGCTGGACATTGCGCTCGAGAACCCCAAGGGCTCTACCCGCTCCGGCACTGACAAGGATGGCAAGGCATGGCAGTCAACCATGACCCATGACTACGGCTACATTAAACGCACCCTGGGGGCGGACGGAGATCATGTCGATGTGTTCATCGGTGACAAGCCGGATAGCGAGACGGTCTATGTGGTGGACCAGGTGGACCCCATAACCGGCAAGTTTGACGAACACAAGGTGATGATGGGCTTTTCCGATGAGCAGGCCGCCCGGGAAGGCTACCTTGGCAACTACGAGGCGGGCTGGAAAGGACTGGGTGCCATCAAGGCGATGCCGGTGGAATCGTTCAAGCGCTGGGTGAAGGAGGGGGACACCACCAAACCAGCCGACTCCATGGAGAGTGAGCCTGTTGATGCCAACGCGTTGGCCGATGAGGAAGCTATCGCGGTTGCGGATGAGTTGGGCATCGAGCATGGGGATAACCCTGATGATGCGCGCTGGTGGCTGGACGGCATCAAGGCTGATGTGCTGGCCGCTGCCGTTGGCCGGGTACGCAACCCTGGCGAGCCGGTAGCCATCAAGCGGCCGCTCGATAACCCCAACATTGTGGCAGCACCTCCCATGGAGGGCGACCCCGTCACTCGCGCCAAGAAAGTACGGATGTCCCAGCAGCGGGAAGGAGGTTATGAAGGGCTATCGGTTGACGAAGCGACGCGGATCGTGGACGATTTTCTGGCGGACTTTAACGGAAACATTCCGCTGAAGCCGTTTATCAGGGAGAAGGTCAGTGAAATCTACCGAAACGTCGCCGACGATTCCGATACCGCCAGAACCACCAAGGGTGCCTATCACCCCTCCGCCGACCTCTTCACCGTCGTCGCAGGAAATGCCAGAGGGACCGTTTCTGGATCTCCCGCTCTTCGTTTGCAGAAGGGACGACTACGAGAATCAGTGGAGTTGGGAGCGAAAGCGGACCTCCTCAAAACTTTACGCCATGAGTTGCTGGGTCACTACGGCCTGGACACGTTTGCGCCAGAAGATAAGCGGGCTCTGCTCCAGAAGCTGATCGCAGCACAAAAGGAGCCGTGGCTTGCCCCCGCTTGGAGGCATGCCAGCAATCTGGGTGACCAGCTCGATGCGATCAAGGAGCACGAGCGGGAACTGGCGGTCGCTGAAGAGGCGTTTGCCCGCCTCGCCGAGCGGGAACTGCCTTCTCGCGCCATCCAGACCTGGAACGATATCAAGGCCACCTTCTCCAGCCTGCTGCGCAAGATCGGTTTGGTCAAGGGCCCTATCAAGGAGCACGAGCTCGACAGCCTGATCCGGGCCGTGAGCAAGGGCATTCGCAACGGTGAGCGCACCCGCCAGAACATCCGCGGTGATAAGGAGGTGATCGGCAAACAAGCCGATGAGCCAGCCAAGGATGACAAGCCCGAGCGCATCATCCGCTTCTCAAAGCAGGCAATGGCACAAGGGGACAAGCCGGCTAAGCACCTGACCCGTAAAGAGGCTGAGCTGGTTTCCCATGGTTGGTTCAAGCAGTACCGGGGGGCGAGCGGCATCAAGGTGCAGATCCACGCCACCCAAGCAGAGCTTGAAGGGGCCCTGGGGCTGGATGCCAAGGACGGATTGATCCGTCGCGCGGCGTTTGACGACGATGCAGGCACCCTGCACGTGGCTGCCGACACCATCTCCGACCCCAAGCGGATGCGCGAGATCCTGCGCCATGAGGTGCTGGCCCACTATGGCCTGGCCAACGTCCTGGGTGACGGGGAATATACCAAGCTGATGAGCCGTCTCATCCAGTCGCAGAAGGACCCCAGCATGAAGCCGGTGTGGGACTGGGTGAACACCCATTACGCCGACGAGGACATCGGCACCCAAGCCGAGGAAGTGGTGGCCCACCTCGCCGAAGTCGAGCAGGGGGCCTGGGGCCGTGGCTGGGATCGGGTCGTGGCCTGGGTCACCCGGGCGCTGCGCGCCGTTGGTTTTGTGCCGGATGGTATCACTGCAGCGGAGACGCGATCCCTGATTGAAGGGCTTGGCAAGAAACTGCAGCGCACCGGACCTGATGACAGCAGTCCGGAAGGCGGCAAGAAGTTCAGCCAGGAAGAGCAGCCAACAAGAATGAGCCAGGAGGCTGACTCTGTCATTGGCGGCGGCAGCCTGCGAGATGTGATCAGTTCAATTCGCGATACCGGAGTGACAATATCGGCTACCGAGAATGGCGGGGTAATAAACCTTGTCAAAATTGCTGTTGATGAGAGCGAAAGGGGGCGGGGTAAGGGAACATCCGCCATGCGAGATATCATCAGATACGCAGACCGAACAGGGCAAGTCATTGCGTTATCGCCATCAGCCGACTTTGGTGGCAATAAGTCGAGGCTTGTTGCGTTCTATAAAGGGCTTGGATTTGTTGAAAACAAGGGTAAAAACAAGGACTTTTCAATATCAGAGTCAATGTATCGCCCAGCAAAAGAGAAATCGTCCATCCGTTTTAGCCAGGCAGACACCGCAGCCGAGCAGGCCATGGAAAAGCTGAACCTTGGCCCTCGGCCCGACATCATCGACAAGACCAAAACCAACCTGAACAAGCTCCGTCAAGTTGACCGTGGCGTGGTCAGCTCATGGGTTGATCGCGTCATCAAAAAAGCCAATACCGAGGTGCTCGACGCGCTGGCCCCCATCAAGTACGCCGAGGAGGCTGCCGGCATTACCGATGCTGCTGACTCCGGCTATGTGGCTGCACGGATGGCGACGGGGGCCGCCTCCACCATGCAGGCGACCATGCTTTACGGTTTGCCGGAGTGGAAGGATGGGGTGATCCAGCGCAAGGCGGGCACCGGCGAGAAGGATGCGCTGCTGGGAATCTTTGCCGACCTGGGAGCTGATCTGCACAACTGGCTTGGCTGGATGGCTGGTCACCGGGCGGAACTGCTGATGGCGCAGGGCAGAGAGAACCTGCTTGATGCCAATGACATTGCGGCGCTCAAGGGGCAAGGCAAGGGCAAGGAGGCCAAATTCCTTGATGCCAAAGCCCGCTGGAACCGCCTCAATGCCGCAACCCTGGACCTGGCACAAGAAGCTGGGCTCTTCACCAAAGAGGCGCGGGCCGAGTTTGAAAGCGAATGGTACATCCCGTTCTTCCGTGAATCAGATGACGGCGACGTGATCGCCCCCTTCAAGACGAAGGGCATTGCCAACCAGAACGCCGGCATCAAGAAGCTCAAGGGCGGGGAGGCCAACACCAACGACCTGCTCGAGAACATCTTCACCTCCACCTCCAAGCTGATCGACGCGTCCATGAAGAACATGGCGGCCCAGAAGACGGTTTGGAACCTGGCGGATACCGGCATCATCGAGGTCATTCCGAAGCCAAACAAGATGGATTACCAGGCCCTTGCCAATGGCAAAGACAGGATCATGGTCAAGCTGGAGGGGGAGGACTACATGATCCGGGTTGAGGATCCGGACCTCTATCGCGCTATGACCTTCTTCGACCGCAAGCCGTTCGGCGCCATGGTCAATGTGGCGGCCAAGGCCAAGCGCCTGCTTACTGCTGGGGTCACTGCATCTCCCGAATTCATGCTGCGCAACTTCCTGCGCGACTCACTCTCCAGCTGGGCGATCAGCAAAGACGGCTTCAGGCCGGTGATCGACTCCATCAAGGGGGTGAAAAAGACCCTGGCGATGGACGGCAGTACCATTGATGTGATGTTCAGCGGAGCCTCCTTCCTGGGCGGCTACGTGAATGGCAATGACCCAGAGGCGATGGCCGATACCGTGCGTAAGTCGCTGCGACGCAAGGGGATGACGCCCGAGCAAATCGCCCGCTACGAAAAGAGCATTATCCGCAACGCCGCTCAGGCAAAGGGCGTGGTTGCCAATGCGTGGGAGAAGTACAACCGCTATGGCGAGGCTTTCGAGAATGCCAACCGCGAGGCGGTCTATGCCGCAGCCATCAAGGCTGGCAAGAGCCACGCCCAGGCGGCGTTCGAGTCGAAGGACCTGATGGATTTCTCCATGCTGGGTGCCTCACGCACCATGCAGGTCATGACCCAACTGCTGCCGTTCTTCAATGCCCGGGTGCAAGGTCTAGGCAAGCTGACCCGCGAACTGCTGGACAACCCGAGAGCCATCGCCAAACGTGCAGGCATGATCACGGCTGCGAGCCTGGCTCTGCTGGCCGCCAACTGGGACGATGAGCGATACGAAGAGCTGCCGGATTGGGACAAGGATGCCAACTGGCACTTCTTTGTCGGCGATCAGCACTTCCGGATCCCCAAGCCGTTCGAGATTGGCGTGCTGTTTGGCACCATCCCCGAGCGCATGGTACGCGCCCTGGGTGACAAGGATTCCGGAGCCCAGTTTGGCAAGGCGGTGGCCAGGGCCATCGGCGACACCTTCGCCCTCAACCCGATCCCCCAGATCGCAAAGCCGGTGGTGGAGACAACGGTAAACTATGACTTCTTCAAGGGCGGCCCCATCGACGGTCCGCAAGACCTGAACGTCCAGGCAGAGGCGCGTTACAACGAGCAGACCAGCCTGCTGATGCGCGAGCTGGGGGAGCTCACTGGCTTCTCACCCAAGCAGCTTGAGCACCTGGTCATTGGTTACACCGGCACCATGGGCAGCTATGTGATGGCTGCCGCTGACGGGCTTATCCGGGCTTCGCGCCCTGGTGAGTCAGCAAGCTGGCGCGCCGACGAGATCCCGCTTGTTAAAGCGGTGTATCGCGGCACTGGCCCTGCAAAGTCCACCCAGCACATGGAGGAGTTCTACCGGATGCTGAACGAGGTGAATCAGCTCAAACGCACCATTGACCAGTACCGCAGCGAAGGGCTCACAGATAAGGCCCGCGAGCTGCTGGAGGAGCAGGGTGGGATCTTGAAGTCGCGCCGCAGCCTGAGCCGCACTCAGCAGCAGGTCCGGGTGGTGCGCAACAAGATCGAGCTGATCCAGCGCGACCGCAAAATGACAGCAGAAGAGAAGCGCCGGCGCATCGATGAGATGCTGGCCCGCCGTAATGACCTAGTGTATCAGGCGGTAAACAAGAACAAGGCGAACTGGGAGTAAGGGGGAATGGCGGCCCTGGCTGAGCCTCCGTGATAGGGGTAATCTGGGGCCTTTATCGCAGAGGGCCCTGACCATGTGGATACTGTTTGCTCTGATAATGATGGTGGTGGCGCTGAAAGCGTTCAGTTTCAGCTTCACCCTGGCACTGATACCCTTTGCGGCCGGGTGCTGGTGTTTCAGCAAATCCAGCCGGAGCGATCTGGATGATTTTATGGCATTCAGTTTTTTTATTGCTCTGGTTGGATTTGCTATTGCGGCGCTTGACCAGCTGTTTTAGTTACTGAGAGATTTCGCCAAAGTGGATTCTGGTTAATCTGGTGGCCTCGGCAAATCTCTCCTCAAGAGATTTATTACCCCACTCAGGATCTGCCTTTAATTTATCATCTACATCCACTGCATAATCAAACTTTGGTGATTTCTCGTAATACCATTCTTTTAGATAGGCCGTATTATTTATGGCATTTAACACTGGAGCAGGAACGTCATTCTGGATTGTTTCAGTTGCTTGTCGCGATACATTTTGCCTTTCAGCATAAATGGCATTGGAAATATCCTTCGAGGTAGTCCAGCCTAGGCTAGCCATGCAACCATCATAAACAGTATCACGATCCATGCTAGCCCTCATTGCACTGCCTATCGCAGCTCCATTAGCAAAGCCACTTGAAAATGCGTCTGCGGGAGATTGCGACACCGAACCGTATCCAGATATATTTGAAGTAGGCATTCCGGCTTGATAAACATTGGCATTAAAGGTGTAAATTCTTGCACCACTATCGTAATGTCTTACCTCTGGCATCGGAACTGCACCGACAGAAACGCTAGTGCAGTAGCCGTCATCAATTTCAAGCTGCATTGCACGCTGTGAATCACTTTCTATATATGGGTTGTAATATATATTACTAGAGCAACCCGAAATAATGGCAACAGAAGACAATAACAAAGCAGGTTTCATCATACATGACTCCACGTTAAAACAGCATAGTTGTATCAACTATGCTTCACATGGAACTAAAAATCTTTGACTAGTTGCACAAAGTACGGGAAACACGGGGCTACTTTTTTGTAATCTGATTTTCTAGCTCGCCAAGCAACAGCCTCATTTGCTCCAGAACCGCAATGGTAGCAGCTTCGGAAGGTTGGTTGTTCACCCAGCCGCCGAAGCCATCGATCATGGTTATAGGCATGTGCCTAGCAACTCCACTCTCATCCCCTTCAGCCTGCTCATCCATGGCTTTTTGCAGCCAGTGAACGACCTCAGCATTTAGAGATCTGCTGTTTTTCTTTGCCGATACTTCAAGCCGTTTTTTGAGGTCTGGCGGCATCCTAACCCCAAATGGCGCAATGTTGCTTACTTTCATAACTACAGAATGTAGTCATTGGAGCTTGACGTCAATAACTACACAATGTAATGATTACATTATGTAGTCATTTGCGAGAGAGGAGAACGTGAGCAAATCAATACCACCGACAGGGATAAGAATGCCAGATGACATCAAATCGTGGCTCGCTAAGCGAGCTGAAGGCAATGAGCGCAGCATGAACAAAGAGGTGCTGTTTATCTTGAGGAAGGAGATGGAGAGGGATGGGCAGAGCGAGAGCAAGTAACATAAATGATTCGGCCCCAGCGGCGGCAACCGCTAAGGCCGAGGGATGTAAACCCACCACGCTAATGATTGGAGTTACGGTATGACTATACAACAACAGCATAAGCAAACGGAAGTTTTGGCAGGGCCGCTGATGAATGGCAGTGCCATCACCATGAGCAGCTTGGATTTTTGGGACAATGTAATCAGCCCAGCAAGACGTGATGCGGGTGAACCAGAGTCAACCTATCAGAATTTCCTGTCAAAAGTTAAAGATGAGATTGATGATCTGGGGCCGGAGGAAAAACATATTTGTGAGAAAATCAATGAGTTAGGTTTTTCTCGGAAATATAAAACCCCATACCACATGCTCAACTTCGATCAGCTGATGTTAACTGGTATGCGCGAATCCAAGGCGGTTCGCCGTTCGGTGCTCGCCAAACTCAAAGCGCTTGATGAACAAGTTCGCACTCCACCAGTAGATCCGATGGCGGTACTCAATGACCCAGCCGCGATGCGCGGGATCTTGCTGACCTATACCGAGAAGGTGTTGGTGCTGGAAGAACAGGTTGAGGCAATGAAGCCCGATGTGGAGGCATTGGAGCGGATCGCTAAAGCCGATGGCTCACTCAATCTGACCGAGGCGGCCAAGGCATTGCAACAGCAACCCAAGAAGTTCAATCAGTACCTCGGCAGCCTGAGCTGGATTTACAGGCGGGCGGGCAACAATCGCTTGCTCGGTTATCAGGACAAGGTGCAACAGGGGCTGCTTGAGCACAAGGTGACGACCATCACCTTGCCCGATGGCAGTGAGCGCCTAAGTGAGCAGGTGCGCATCACCCCGAAAGGGTTGGCTAAGCTCGCCAAGATGTTGGGGGTGGTGCAATGACCTACCAAATGAACGGCAATGCCATGGGGCAGTTATTAAATGCCGAATCAATGGCAAGCAGCGCGGCCTCGGCGGTCTGGATGTTGAAAGAGCAGATCGCCAACTCACCCAACCAGATCCCCAACCTGGAATTTCAACTCGGTGTGCTGGCCATGCTGGGGATGATCGAGGGACAGCTTACCGAGCTTGTCACCCAGATCGATCAGATTGACGTGACGGCAACACACCAGGGCACACCGCAATGCAAGGTAGCGGTGGAGGGGCTGGTGCAATGAGCGTAGCTTCATAGAGGAGCAATGATTGGCCCGCCACTGTGCGGGCTTTTCTATGCGCGTTCGACAGGTAAAGGCTGGGGTTTTTCTGGGGCAATTTTGGGGCAAGATTTTTCAGATTGGGGCAATTTTGGGGCAAAAATATCGGGGGAATGAGGTGTTATGAGGTGGGGGTTATTCTTCTCGAAAGGCTGCTATATCAACGGATGCAAGGGTTTGCGCGGGTTTGGCTGCGGTGTGGTCATCCCCAGTTGATTACCATGCCGGGGTAGTAGATGTAAGTTTTTACCACTTTAAAAACAATGCCTTATATTTATCCGCCGTTTTCTTGGGGCGTTGTTGGGGCAAAATGGCCTTTTGACGTCATCAGTTCCCAGATCCGCGCAGCCTCCGATTTGCTGGCTGACGCGATCCACTTCCCGTAAACGGACTGAAGCATTTCAAGATCTGCGTGTCCCATCTGGTCGGCGATATAAGCGAGGTTTCCGTGCGATGTCAAATTCCAGCTGGCGAAAGTATGCCGAAGTTGGTAAAGACGGCGATAGCGGATCCCGGATCGTTCGACCACCCGAACCCACATGGTCACAAATCCAGACTGGGTGAACCAGTCTCCAGAGTTGTGCTCAAACGTCGAGGTCAGTTTTGGAGAGAACACCGGCCTAACGGAGATGGTTTCCTTGCCAACCTCCTGGTCAACGCTGATCACTACCGGCTTTCTCGAGTAAGTGAGCTCACGCTGACCAGATAGCGCCTCTATTACAGGGGGCTGCATGTCCACCACCCTGACCAAGCCGGTCTTTGGCAACTTGAAGTAGTCGCCACCCGGGCCGACACTGCGCCTTACCGTGATCGTCCGCTTTTCGAAGTCGATATCTTCCCACGCCAGAGCGCGAAGCTCACCGGGGCGCAGGCCGGTATAAACGGATACGGTGATCATGCGCCGGTGCTGAACGTGGGTGCAGGCATCCAGCGCCAGCAGGTACTCTGAATATTCGAGCGGGTCGGCAGGTGATCCGTTGCTGGAGGATACCAGCTTGAATCCAGCCAACATCTTGCCGGCATCTTTCATGATATCGTTTCGCTCGCACCAGAGCAGAAACTGGCAGAAGCGTTTCAGATAGGTGTTCACCGTGGCAGGCCGCAGTTGCGCCATCAGTTCGTTGCGCAGCCGCTCGAGATCCTTTGGCTTCAAGCTTGCCATGTCCCTCTCAGGGCCGAGAATAGCAAGACAGGACTTGAACCCGCAGGGGTAAATCTTTCTGGTGGTCGGCTTGAGAGTTGGCTCCAGCAGTTTCCAGAACTCGGCGCAGGCACTCCCCAGTTGATGGCGCTTTCTTACCGGGCCGAACTTTTCCGCCGTTCCGCTGTTTGGAAAATGGGAGGCGTAGTTGAAGGTGTTGATGGCGATCTCATGCTTTATTGTGGCCAGCTTGTTGGCGGCGAATTTCACGTTCGCTTTTGTGATGGGGAGGTCCAAGACCTCCCGGCACCTGACGCCTTTATAGGTGAAGTTGATGCGCAGTTTTTTGCCATGAACTTCTAATCCGGTGACGCCAGCCACTAGATCATCATGCTTGACTCTACCCACTTGTCATACTCCGCAACGTTGTAACGAATCTGGTTGTCAGGGGCGCGGCGCCACACCAGGCCCTCTGGCCAATCTCCTTTCAGGCGGCGCCCTTCGGCTGCCTTCTCTGACATGCCGGTTAGGGCAGCGAAAAGCTTTGGCCTTACCCACTTGGCGCAGGGGTAGACAAATTGCTGCATGGTTTGGTCCTCGCGTTTAAAAGAGACTCGAGCCGGTGACGCCCGAGCTGGTTGTAGTAAAAGGTTTGAACTTGCTTGCGGGAGTTTGCCGCCTGGTCAAGGCGGTATTCACCCAGTTCGGTGATTTTCAGGTTGTGCTGGTTGGCCAGCCTGCCGATGGCCTGGGCGCTGACCCCCAGCTCCCTGCCCAACTCGGTGGCGCTCCAGAGCTGGCCGGCAACCCGGGGCGCTTCGATGGGCAGGTCGAAGTGCGCCAGGATGCGGCCGATCTCGGCGAGCTTGGCCGATCGGGAAAGGGTGGGGGAGCGCACGGCGCTGACCAGCTCGTTGAGAAGCTGGCTGTCCTGGTCGATGGTCAGTTGAAGTTGCTGCATGGCGTGGCCCTCCTGTCCCAGAGGATGGGGCGCTGGGTGGATTGAAGGAAGGGCCGTTAATCAGCGGCAGATGATGTAGCCGGGTGTTTTGCCTCGTAGGTTTCGTCTTTGTGCGCCTCCCATGAGTAGGTTGCCGGGAAGGCGCCACGAGTGCCTTCTTTGACGAAGGCGAAGATGTGGCTGTGCTCACCTGTCGAGTCTGGAACAACCTTAACCCAGCGATACTCTGGAACGCAGAGGAAGCAGTCATATCCATCAGCCCGCACAGCCCTCATAAACTCATGGATGTCGTGATGGCCGCGAGACATGAAAATGCGCTGCCTATCACAACTGACGTCGTAAACGTCGAGTGGATATTCTTTTCCGCTCATGCCTACCACCTTCCAATCAGTGCGGCCGCCACAATGACGGCCAGAATGTTAATGGCCAGGATGGCGAGCCCGGCGGCCCGCTGTCTGGTCATGCCGCCACCTCGTCAGCCAAGTGCGGCACGGGGAGGATTATGGCCTTGCCGAGCTTGATGGCCAGGGCGTGCTCTGCTCTGGCGCCGGCGCTGCGCTCCCAGCCAGGCAGCATGACCAGCTGATCTGCCATCTTGACCATCTCGATGCAGATGGCCATGTGTTCGTGTTGCTCCAGCCCATCCGGCAGGATCGCCGGGTTTAGGGCCACATGGCCCAGGCCAAGCAGGCGGTGCGCCTCGGCATTGAAGGCGTCGCGGTTGAAGTTCGGCAGGCCTGAGATAGGCCCGGCTATGTAGATTTTCGCCATGGTTGGTCCTTAAATAGAAAGCCCCGGACTGGCCGGGGCTCTGGTTATGCCCGCCAGCCGCGGTACCCGATAAAGCCCGGTGCCAGCACCTGCCGGATGGGCAGGACAGGGAGGTGGGCTATCAGGGTCTTGAGCTGTGGGTTGTCGGGTTGGCTGTCGATGGTGACCCGGGCGCCGGGGTTAATGCGGAGGTATCTGGCGCGGGTTTCTTCGGCTTCGGTGCGGGTCAGGCCGGGCTGGATGATGGGGGCTCTGAAGCGCACGGCTCACCTCCTTGGCTGCGTTGGTGCGGCTGCGAACGCGCTACTACCTGCCTGGCCTGCTTCATTGCTGCCAGTACAAGCGTTACGGTGGTCACTGGCCCGCGGGCAGCGCTTGTTGCCACAGTCTGGGCATATTACGAAGCGCATATCGTTTATGGTTAGCGGGTGACAGGTTCGACAACCGCACCCAGGCTTCGGCGTGGTTTGCGCAGATCCAGCCAGCGCGGCATTGATACGATCTGTCAAATCGCATCCTCTGTGATACTCCGATATGCAGCTTGGGATCGATTCTTCTATGTACTGATTAGCATCGCGAAGCGGGTCAGCCAATGCAGCTATCTGCCGGGTGGCATCCTTGAGTTGCTCAGCCAGTTCCAGTTCACGCTTGTGGTGATTGGCCAGCAACTCCAGTCGCGAGCGCAGAGGGTGACGGTCTGGGACGATGCCGGAGAGAATGGCACTACTGATATCAATGCCAACCCGATTCCGTTCGCTAAGCAGCTCGTCGATTCTAGCGAATGCACCCTCAAGGCGAGCGCGCAGCAGGCGAGGCCCGGTGTGAGCTTCTAGTTCTTCGGTGGTGAAACCGTCGCAGGCATTCCAGCAAGCTGCCAGCCGCCGGGCATTGGCGGCGGTGACTGACTCGGCGACCAAGTGGCCGCCGTAGTATTCGACGGCATCGCTGCCGCTCATTTCTGGGACGGGGTGGTCTGCCACAACCGCCCCGGAATGGCCCACCCGCAGCAGGCCCTTGGTGTGTTCGTTCATACATCCCCCAGCATTCTGATTTCGTCGTCCGTCAGGCCAGCGGCCCGGGCCTTGTCCATCACCCGCAGGCGCTCGGCGTTGAGCGCGTCAGCGCGGCGATCTGCGTCGTTGGGCTCGATGATGCTCACCGGCGCCAGCCAACTGCCGCGCACCTTCACGGCGATCTCCTTGCTGACGTTGGCGTCGCTCCCCTGGACGCCCTTGCGTGTCGCCATGCGTGCGGCGGTGGATGCTGATCCGCAGACGTGGATCGGGTGCTGATGCCCACGCCCCTCGGTGAGGTCGGTGTTGGTGTAAACCACCCAGACGTCCTTGGTGTCGGTTATGGTGAGGTCGGTCATGCGGCACCTCCGGCAATGACTTTCCGGAGACCCTGCGAGTCGGGCGTACTTATGATGCCCCTGGTCTCCATGGCTTCAACAAGCCACGCTGCGCGGTTGTATCCAATCCTGAAATTACGCTGGATTGCACTGACAGAAGCCCTGCCTGACTCCATTACGAATTCAACGGCATCTTGATAAAGCTGGTCTTGATCTGCCGGAACTGCTTCACATGCCGCTTTCTCCTCTGCCGGGGCTTGGTAGTCCATCATGGTGCAGAGGTCGGTGATGGCCTTCGACAGCAGGATGAGGTTCGCAGCGTTGCACTGGCGCCAGTGGTGGGCGTAGTCATCGGCATCATCATCAGAGTCGTAATCCGGAATGGTGATGGCGCGCAGGCTGAAATCGCTGTTTAGCTTGAAGCTGATGGGTTCGTGCCACAGTTCCAGCTCTTCCACCTGGTAGCCAGCTTCCAGCAGGGAAACCACATCGGATGCGCGATCCCCGTTGAGATCCATGCCCTTGAAGGTCACCATCTCTTGCGCGGTGTCGGCAGACTTGAGCTTGACGAACTGGAGCGGGGAGAAGGGGCCGAGCGCTTCCGGGCGCTCTGCACTATCGGTCAGGTAGTCTTTCAGGCGGTTGCTGATCCCCATCTTGATGTCGTCGATGTGGATGGTCTGGGTCTTGAGGGAGCCCATGCACTTCACCAGCAGGTGCATGACCACCTTGAGCGGGCGCTTGGTGGTGGTGTTGAGGTACAGCAACTCGTTGCTCTGGTCGTACAGGGCGTGGATGAGCGTGGTTTCATATTCAGCCGTGGCGGCCATCTCAACAATCAATTGGTCCTTCATGGCCAGTTTCTCTTTGCGAGTAACCTTCTCCCGCAGACCGGAGCTGATCAGCGCATCAACGCGCTCTTTGAGCTTGCGGTTGACGATCTTGGTCGGAATGAGCTTAGTGTCTTGGCGCACGACGAATGCGTAGCCGACGCCTGGCAGGTTGGTAACAAGCTCGCCGGTCACCAGGTTGTTCTCGAACCCGGCGCAGCTGAGCTGATTTTCAGTGAGCGGAGTGAAGGAGAGCTCGGCCAGGTGTTCGCGCATTGCTGCGATGGCTGGGAGCTTGGCACTGTAGATGCTGGCGGATTTGATAACGGAATGGTTCATGGTCTGGGTCCTTTGGTCGGTTAGTTGCGGGCTTTCTTGGCCTGCAGGTCGTGGATCTTCTTGGCTGCGGCCTCGGCGGTTTGCCGGTCGCAGGTGATGCCGCCAGGCAGAACGAACTTGCCTGGCTGCTTGGGATCGGGCATGACGACGCCCAACCCGATGACTACTGCACCGCAGTAGGGGTTTTCCGTGGCTTTCATGGGGGTCCTCGACTTATCCACCGTTTCTGTATGGCTGGCGGTGGATGGATTGGTGGTATCAGGCCGCGCGCTTAGAGCCAATGCCGCGCACAAAGGGGATGCGAGGGGATGCACCCACTTTCATGGTGGGGAAGGCAATCAGGGCGCAACCGAAGTTGGCTCCGCTCTTTCTGGTTGCGCCATCGCGCTCGTAGAACTGATAACGGCCATCCGGCTCGTAGATGATCACATCCTCGGCCAGCAAGCGGCGCCACCATGTTGTCAGCGGCTCGTATGGCAGCAGCATCATCCCTGGCCTGCCATTGGCTTGCTGCTGGCGGGCCTGGGTGATGAACTCAGGTTTCAGGTCGAACGGCGGGTTACACCACCAGTGCTCTGGCCAGTCAAGGTTGAGGCTGTCGATGCCGATACAGACCGTGCCAGCCTGCTCGGCCTCACGAATCTGGGCTCGTACATCTTCCCGGGTGC